TTGCGAGAGTGTTGGAATGGTAGACAAGCACGTTTGAGGTGCGTGTGGTTATGCCGTGTGGGTTCGAGTCCCATCTCTCGCACCACTGGAAAACCGCCGTGGATGTTCGTCCATGGCGGTTTTTCTTTGTAAAGTTCTAACTTTTTATTACTTCAAGTAAGAAACCGAAACATTTTAACATTGTTTTCATGTTCACATAAACGAAAGTACGTTCGATTAAATGATAACAAAATGGCAATTTTGGCAACGGTGTGGCAACGGCCCAGAAACGAAGAAAACCCCTCCCCGGGTGGGGAGGGGTTCATTTCATTTAACCGGCGAAACCTTCAACAATGGTATCGGGTTCGGGTTCAGGTTCGGGAACTGCAGCGGAACCGGGGTGCGCGGCATCTGCCAGACCTTCGGCCAGCAGATAACCCAGGATGGAAGCGCCCTGCAGAATCAGACCGGAAATGGTTTCAGCAGTTTCGGCATTGCCGTCCATGGCAACAATCAGACCGGAAACAAAACCGGCGATTGCAACCCACAGCTTGCGGCTGGTCAGTTTACGAATGATAAATTCCTTGTTCATAAGTAAAAACCTCCTTAGTTCTTCGGGGGCTTGTGGAAACCCTCCAAATCATCGATACGGTGATTGATAACCTTGATCTGTTCCTCGACAACAGGCATTCGCCGTGCAAAGCCGTTGTGTTCCCGGACTTCCCGTGTCAGTTCTGCAATCTGAGATTCCATAACTGCCTGATTCTTACCATTGGCAATCAGGACACCACAAAGGGTGATAGCGCCGGTGATGATTGACGCAATAATCGTTTCCGTCAGTGTCACCCCCTGTCAATGCCATTCTGCTGTATGAATGCCCTTGCAGACGGAACACGGGGCAAGGCTCCAACCGCCGTCAAGCCCTTCGTATCGAACATGACCGCCGTAGTCATACAGGGTGTGGCTGTTTCCGTCATAGTCCACATATTTCAGGACTGCCCGGAAAACATAATCATATGCCCACGGCAATTCAATTTCGTAAATGTGACCGGGGTTTTTCAAGTCCCATTCACCTTTGTCAAAATGAACTGCAATGGGTGTGTTTTCCTTTATCCAATCCCAAACCGGGCGCATGGCATATTCAACATATAGGTCGGTGACAAGGGCGGTGTCAATATTGGAAACGGTGACCGAAATGGTTGCAGTCGAACCCGTTTCAGATTCAACAATACTCTTGTAATAGGAGCAGATATAGGGATTGACCGCTTTCGGGTCAATCTTAATGCCGACTTGCTGAACATACAGCGCTACATCTTGGGTAAGGGAGCCGCAGCATTCCCCTTTATCATTCAGGAGGCCGACATGAACAAAAACCGGATAATCATTTTCCAGCAGTTCGGGGGCAAGCTTGAATGTGATTCGGTTCCCGGAAACGGTATAGGCACATTCCCCGTCAATGGTTGAATAGTGTCCGGTGTTATCGCTGATAGACCGCCAATGCAAGCAAAGGTTTTCGGTATCAGCCACCACGGGGAACCCATGGGCAAAAATGTGGAATGTAAGGCTATGATGCGCGCCGTTATTCCATAGGCGCAACGGTGGTATATACCAAATGCGCCCAGCGTCAACACGCACATCATGGGAAATGTAAATCAATACCGTTCCCCCTTATTCAACATCTACATGGACATAGCTGCCGTCAATGGCGTAAGCATACCGGACACCGGGAAGGGTCTGAACGTATGCAAGAACGGTCTGAGCGGACTTTCCGCGAACGTTAAAGTCAGCGGCCTTGCCCTGGAGGTGGCGGCTGTTGTAGACACCGCCAACGTTGGCGTTGTGGGTCTGGCAGCGGACACCGCTGGAAATGGTGACAGGTACGCCGTAATGCTCCCGGATACCATCAAGCAGAACCAACAGGTTCCGGTTGATCTGTTCGGGGAAGCCGTCACAATACCGGTTGCACTTGCAGGCAAATTCGTCAGGGGTGAAATACTTGATTCCGGCCCACACATCATCCGTCTTTCCTTCCGTGGCGGTAAACGCGTCCACAATCTGCGCGTCAACGGCTTCGGAAATCAGGAACGCGGTGGTCTGGTCGATTTCACCGGTGACGGGCAAGCCGTTCTTTTCCTGAAAGGTACGGGCCGCACTCTTGGAGCCGCCGCCCCAAATGCCGTCAATGGCACCGGTGTACAGGCCCAGGAATGCAAGCAAGTTCTGCTTTTGTTTTACAGTCATATATTACCTCCTCATATACAGGCTGTTAATAACACATATCCCAAGAAATGCCGTTATCACAATACGGAATGTACTGATCCCAACTTGTGCCGTTGTCTATGTAAACAAGGTACGCTTCAAACGAAACGCCGTTGTCTATGTAAACAAGGCCCAAAATATTGGCCGTGGATACAACCTTGACAGCCGCGGTAACAGTGTGCGTGCTTCCAGATGTGAAAGCAGAACCGTTGACGGTATGTGTTGCGATTTCATAGCCGGAAGCTGCTGAAAACGTTATCTTCAGAACATCCGAATAGTAAATGGTTGCACCATTGGAAAGGTTTCCTGTGGTGGCTCCCTTCTTCGGGGAACTTGTGCGGTTTACTGTGATTGACGAACCTGTTCCTGCACTTATTGAAAGGGAAAATGATTTGACCGATGCCGTGGCATAAACACTGACGTTTCCGCTGACGGTATACGTTCCGTTGTTGTGCGAACGGGACGCAATATTATATCCGGTTTTTGCGGAAATCGTTATTGTCAGGCTGTCACCCTTTTGGAGCGTTGCACCGTTTGAAAGGGTCGTGCTGCCCCTTTTAACGGTGATAGTTGTGCCCGTGCCCTGGCTTATTGACAGGGTGAAATCAAATTCAACGGTAAACAGGCCGTTTGTGCCACCCGTCCAAGAACCGCTAGAAGTACAAACCTGAAAAACATAATTCTTTCCGTCTGTGGCGGTGAATGAAGCACTAGAATTTCGGGTTTCCGTAATGTAATGCTTTGTGTCAGGGTTTTGCCCTCTCACTCGCCAGTAAAGGGAAGTGCTGGACACCTTAACCGTTACCGTGGAGCCAGAAAGTGAAATTGTTGCCGTGACACCGTTAACCGTGACAGAACTTGGAGAAATAGCCACTAACTGCCCACCTTCTTAAAGAAAAGTCTTCCAGGAGTACCGGCTGCCGGGAGGGTAGTTCCATACTGACCTGTTTTCAGAATAACGCCCAAGTAACTGGAAAGGGTGTCGTCCAAATATCCAAGGGGCACAGCATCGGTGTCACCTGTGGGGTCGGGCAATCCTGTTACAGCTTTCCCGTTCATGTGAACGTCCCAACCAACGTCAACAGCGTTGTCAACTTCGGAAATCTTGCCCAGGCCAATACCGCGCCCGTTTGCCTTGTAGTGCATAATTGTTGCGGCTGTGGAGGCGGTAGTTGCCTTTGTGACGGCAATGAATTTGTCCGTTACGGTCAGCCGCACATTGTAAGAAGAACCGGTATCAGCGGTGAAAAGATACGTTATCCCGGAAATGGAAAAATTGCCCGTGTACTGTGTCAAATTGACAACTGTGTAACTGGTTGCGGTGGTTTTCTTGTATTCCAGCTTATACGCAACAGTGTTTTGCCCATCCAGAGAATCAGCACCGGCAGAGAAAGTGACCTTGACATATCCGCCCTGATCGTTTGCTGTACCGTCACTATTGCAACGAAGCACGGCAAGCTGTGAAACATTGGGCCGTGAATACTCATCAACATCAATGGTGTATTCGGCCTCTGTTGTTCTGTTTCGGCTGTCCGTTACGCTAACCCGGACGGTTATGCTTCCAGACTGCGTAAGAACACCGGTGGTGGAATCCGCAGTTGTAAGCGTTTCACCGTTTGCGGCGATTTTATACGACTTGACCGTTGCACCGTGCGGAGCCGTTGCCTTAACGACGGTTCGCAAACAGGACAACATTTGCAGATAAACACCATAGGTGTCCTTGTAACCGGCAGCGTCGGAAAATTCAACCGTAAACGACGGCTTTACACTGTCAGGAATAGAACAGGTGAAGCTTGCCGAAGCCGTGCCGATGGAAGTGCTACCGGCGTACGTTGTCAAGGTAAGCTTTACAGTGACAGTTGTGCCCGTGGTGTTTGCCGTTGCAAGGTCAAGGGGTGGTGTCCACTTGATACTTTTGCTGCTAGTTTTTGACGCAATCGTTCCCGTCTTGGTGCCGCAACTGTAGGAAACCGTATATTTCAGGGACGTGGAATCACTGACAACAGAAATAGTCTGTTCTGTTCCAAGTGTACCATTTCCAACGGACAGGGTTGCAGAACGGTGGATTGTATCAAGGACGGCAATACCGCTGCCGGTCAAAGTGTAACCGGAAAGGCTTGTATTTGCCTGACCATTACAGGTAAGCGAAATGGAAACGCTTTTCTTGCCGTCATCATCGTGGTATATGGTCAAGGTGTCCTCGAAGATACAGACAGAATCCTCGAATTCCTGATAACCGGTCAATTTGTATGATGTGCCGTCAATGGTGATGGTGCCGCTTGTGTAGCTGTTGGACGATGTCAAATAACCATCCGTTTTCCACATGGTTGCACAGACATAAAGCCTTGAATAATTGCCCTCGGTGTTTGCGGTAGATTCCCAATAAATACTGCCTTCCCAGGCTTTGGCAGAGTCAAGGGATATCGTATTTGAAGCCATTTAACCACCCACTTTCAGGAATGACAGGGAACCGTCAGAACGGGGAACAAAGGCAAAAGAGCCGAACTGTGCCCGTTCATTCACGCCGATGATGATATTGCCGGTGTGGAAATTCTCACCATCCCACAAACCGAACTGAACACCGTTTTTCTTAAAAACAATGCCCGTTTCGTTGTCAAGTTCCAACGTCAATGCGCTATCACCGGAACCGATTGTAATACCGGTTTCACCGGAAAATTTAATATACTTATACAGTTTGTTAAACTGTTCTTGCAGACCATTGTCAGAGCCTTGCGCGCCCTGTTCAATGGTTTCAAAACGCATTGAAATCTGTTCGGACATAACTTCAAACTCTGCGGACTGTTCCGTGATTCTGTCCCCAAGGTCTGACAAGCTGTCTTCCACTTCGCCAATGGCTTTCATTTCAAGAACACCGTTGTCAAGGTCTAAGAAGAACGTTTCACCGTCCCGGCTTCGGATTGTACCGGCAACCAACTGGGCAGCGGTCACGAAGTTGGCAAGCAAACCATCGTCAAGGGTTGCACCGAAAATATACGGGCCATTATAGCCGGTTTTGGAAGCGGCCCAACCTTCATAGTTGAACCGCCAGACCTTCACGGCAAGGGACGGGTCAGCATTATCGGCAATGTATAGCTCGTCTGGGTTGCCGTCCCCGTTGGTGTCCAACAGGCGGACAGCACCGCCGTTGATACCGGGGATGGTGACAGAAAGCTTGTCATTGATAATGCTCGTCATGTCCTGTGCGGACGGTCTTTTATTGATTTCCTGCTGCTGCTTGACGATAGTGGAAGCAAGGTCACTTTTGACTTTGCCCAGGGTAACGCTGTTGTAACGTTCCAAAATCGGGTCAAAATCGATTTTGACGGCACGGGCGGAAGCGTTGACGCGCATACGGGGGAAAACAACCGAAACGGTGTCACCCAGCAGAACCCGTTCCAAAAGGGCCATGCCTTTGTATTCCTCCGTCTGTTCCAACTGGACAAACTGCACCGTCCACGAAATATCAGGCACGCCGATATTGTTGTTGACTATGTAGTTTTCAGCGGCTTCCCGTAGCTGTTCCTCAGTGGGTGCCACGTCGAACTTTTGGGAAAGGTCAAGGGGAAGAATCCGAACGAAATTATAAGTGCCACCGGCATTTATGATCTGTTCGGGCAACATGACAACATCGCCCTCGTAGGGCTTCCAATACGGGAAAACGCCCGTGTAAACGTTGGCGCAATTCCTGTCCTGTTCCAAAGTGCTGAGATTTTTACCGTACCGGATAGAAACACCACGGTCAGCACCCAAACGGGTATACAGGGCAATATTGAACCCGTCAAAATCATACTCGCCGCCGTATCGGTCCAGGATGGAGCCAGCGGAACCGCCCATGATTCCCCAAATGGATTTCGGAACATCCACGGTCAAGCTACCGGCAACGGTTTTGTCCGTGGAAAAGGTAAAGGGGCAATCCGTGGCGGCATTGACAGAAAGGTTTCTGACCGCGTCCGCACAGCTTGCGGCGCTGAACGGGGCGCAGGGAATACCCATAGTGTCATATGCAATATGACGGGCATATGCGGTAATGGTGCCTTTGCTGACAGGGTTCACGCGGTAGATGCGGAACGGCTGTGGGTCTGTAACAGGGTCAGGCTTTGCCATAATAATATGACGGTCAGTAATAAACTCAGCGTGCAATCCCGTATCCGGGTATTTCAGCATGAGTTCATACTGACCGTTTAATTCGCGCACAACTTTTGCGGTGATGGCATCGGCCAGAACACCGATGCCATTGCTTTTGAACGTTGTGGCGGTATCAGAATGCAGAACAAGATTCACAGCATCCACCCCCGTGGCGTGATATCAACCTGTGTGATACCACCCGTCCAACTGATATCATTCACGCCCACGGACAGTTCCGGGAACTCCGGTGCGTAAATATCAGCATTTTTGTTTTCCGCTGCCGCGTCCCCTTCCTGCCGGTATGCGGTCATCAGGTCGCAGTCAATCGTGATATGATCCGTAAGGGCCAGAATATCAACGGTGACATTGCCGATGGTCAGCGTGCCGGGGGCGGTTCCATATACTTTGATAAGGGGCCGCGCCGGTTGTCCGCTCGTATTCCAATACGATGCAACACCGGTTTCCTCGTCAATGCTTTCGGCTGTAAGGGTATGCACATATTCATCATCAACCAAAAACCGTTGTGGCTTGCAGTTAAAGACAACATCAAATGTGCCTGTTCTGTTCAGTCGCATGGTTTCCGGGTTGATGGGCTGTTTCACAACGCCCATGCGGAAAACTGTGGGGTAAATTGTATCAGAAAGCCGCTGATATCCGGTTTGCTGTAACAGGTCATTTTTGAACCTGTCAAACTTATCTGCAAAATCGGTTGCAATGGCACAATGATATGTGATTTCAATATTTTTCCAACGCTTGTTGTCAATAATCAAATCACCATTGCGCCCTGCAACGGAAACAAAAGAAACATCGCGTTCAGGTGTGCCGCCGATATCAATACCGGTCAGATAAATTCCATATCGGATGCTGTGAACCTCACCGAAGGAAAAGCATTCCTTGTTATGGCTTCGGTATATATCGATATCACGAAAACGGGTTTCCATCTCCATTATGCAAAGCACACCTCCCTTTGACTGACTGCGAACTGGATTTTCTGCATCACGGTTTCAGCCAGGTCATCAACATCCATATCGTCGGATGCGTAAACGTTAATCGTGAATGTGCTGTTTCCGTATACGTTGCCGGTAGTGGAAACAGGCACGCCCGTGGTCTTGGCACCGCGTGCAATGTCTGCCTGTGCGGTGCTTGTGGTCAGTTCAGACAGGCCGTGCATTGCATCCTGCAAGGGCTTTGTATTGGCTTCGATACCGATAGCCATGCCCTCAGGGATGAATTTACCGACTTGGTCGCGCATGACCTTAGACGGGGAAGCAATGCCCAAGAACCGTTTTGCGGCATTCAGCGCGGCGCGTGCGGCAGACTGGGCAGCGGAAATGATTGCACTTGCACCGGAGGAAATACCGTTTGCAATGCCGCTGACGATATTGGAGCCGATTTCACGCCAGTTCCAACCCTTGAAGGTGGAAACAATGCTGTTGATAATCTGAGGAATTGCGGCAATCACCTGAGGAATTGCCTGAATCAGACCGGCGGCCAACTGTCCAATCAGGGAAATACCGGATTCAAGCAGTTGGGGCAGGTGGCTCAGAATCGTTGCAATCAACTGGCCCAGAATCGAAATTGCCGAAGTAATCACAGCCGGGAGGTTCTGAATCAGACCGTTTGCCAAATTCAAAACCAACGTCACACCGGCGGAAAGAATCTCCGGGCAGGTATCCATGATGGTGGACAAAAGGTGGCTCAAAATATTTCCAGCAGCTTCCAACAGATAGGGCAAATTCTGCAAAATGCCGTTTGCAATGTTGGTGTTCATTTCGACACCCATCTGCAACAACTTCGGCAAGTTTGTGGAAATTGCAGTAATCACAGATTCCACAATATTGCCGTCAGTGCCAAGGATTTCCCCGGCCGCAAGGTCGAGGTTGTCCCGGAGGGCGCTAATTGTGGTGTTGCCGATACTTGTCCAGTCCGCGTTCAGAAGTGCGCTCCCGAGGGCGGTGACAATGTTAAGCGCTGCCTCCAGGAGGTAGGGAGCAGCGGAAATAATAGCCGTGCCGATACCTGTGACAAGGTCAATACCCATTTGCACAATGGTTTCTGCATTGCTTGCCACGAGGTTCAGACCCCGGATTGCCATACTAAACGCACTGTTTAAGACAGTGGGCAGCTCGGACAGAATATTGCCCACCATGGGCATCAGGTTCCCAGAGATAAAAGTGAATACCGTTTCGCCCAGCACATCCAGCGCAGGGCCGATGTCCTCGCCTGTAGCCAAAGCACCGATAAAGTTGCTATACGCCGACTTCATGGCGGCCATAGAACCGGCGAACGTGGTCGCAGTTTCTGCGGCGGTATTGCCTGCCAGGCCCAGGTCCTCGGTGCCCTTTTTCAGCATCTCAGAAACCGCCTGCTGGTACTCCTCAATGGGTACCTCGGTCAGCTTCTTATACTGCCCGGACAGAAATCCGGCGGCCTGTGCCTGCTCCAAGAACCCGGCTGAAGTTGCTGGCAGAATACCGGCGAACTGGTCAGCAATGGACTGGTACGAGGAGGTACTGCGGGTAATCATGGTGAATTTCTGGGAAAGTAAATCCACATTTTTACCAGTACCAGAGGCATAGTCGGAGATTGCTTGCAGGCCTGTTCTTGCTACCGTGTAGCCCTTTTCGTCACCCATGGTGGCGGCAAAGGTTGCGCCCACGTCGTTGATAGTGGCAAGATACTGGTTTGCCGACATATTCAAATCTTTGTAGGCGTTGGCAGCGTCAGCCATAATTGTGGCGGTGTCCATTTCGTCGAAAATCTTTTGCACGCCACCCTTTAACTGCTCCAAATCAGAACCAGTCATAATAGAGTCGGCAAAGGTTTTTCCGATACCTGCGGCCGCAATTAGACCTTTAATTTTGCCGACAAAGTTTGAACCGAAAGAGGATCCAGAACTATTGCCAGCAGAAGAAAAAACACTGCGTACTTTCGGTGCTACGCCATCCATGGAGGGCACAACTTGCACATACGCAGTTGCAATTTGGTTTTTAGCCATGTTTCACCCCCGTGATACGTTCCCACGCAGACTCGAATTCGTCGCTGCTTTCAAAGGCCTCCACATTGCTTTCCTCCTTTGGGGGTTCTCCAACGAGAATGGAAAGCATAGATTTCGGGCGGTTCGCGTTATTGCGTGCGTCCTCAGTCTTAGCCCACCAAAGCATGGAGAGACGGTCAACAGCAGCGGCCAGAAGGGTTTCAACCCGGGAAATCTTTGCACCGTGCATTTTCATTTTGATACGGGAATCATCCCTCAAACCGACAGCGAGCGTTGCCAGAGTAGAAACTGGCAACGCTCTGAAATCGTATATCCCGTACGTTTCCGCAAAATCGCAAAGCAATGCGTCGCGGTCTTCGGAAATCATGCCGGAGAGGGCAATCAGTTTTTTCCCCGATTGTTGGAGGACAGAATCTCCACAAAGGCGGTGCTGACTACATCAATAGGAACCCGGCCATTTTCGGCTCGGTGATGATCATAGAACGCCTTTTTCTGGGCATCGCCCAGAACAGCACGAATAACCCTGGGCAGTACCAGAGGATTTTCCTCCACTTCCGCGAGGTTTTCCACCAGC